AAGAAAGTTTATTAACCTTTGCCCGTATTACACGATTTTCATTTTGACTAATTGGAGGTTCCAGTGTTGTAACAGAGATTTCATCCTCATCCTCATCAGGCTTTGGATACCCTGGATCTTGCAAATTTTCTACTGATACCACTTGCTCAACTGGAGAAAGCAACGGATTGACCAAACAGACTTCACTCCCCTCATAATCTTCTATCTCAATTCCTACCTTTTCAAAAGCTAAAAACGGAGGAACGTGGAGATTAGGACCAGTTAAATTATTTGCAATGTCAACTTGATCTTTTAACCCTGCTCTAAGTGCATCAACACCAGATAAATCAAACGCACCGACTACATTATCCGGTTCTTCAAACAATAAAGTTCCATCAATAACTGCTTCAAAATATCTGAGCATGGGTATAAGATTCTTATCCCAGAAATTCTTATCTTGTCCTAACTGTGTCGCGTAGTTAAGAACATCAGTTACACCCAAGACAGACTTTGGCGTTCCTAAGACTGCAAGAACCTCATCCCTATTCCAGAATCTTAAATTATCCCACCCCATATCCTGAGGTGTCATACCCGTTTGATGGTATTCCCAGGGTCCAGATAGAATTCCAGTCCGTCCATGTTTCTTTTCACCCTTGTGGCGTTGTTCCCATTTTACAAGGAATTCTTCCTCTTCTTTTTCATCAAAGAAACCTTCTTTATTTACAAGCAATCCTCCTGGATCTGCTCCTTCAGATATAACCGCTGATGTATGATCAACGGCTCCCAAATCCAATTTAATACTCGCAACAACAGAGGACAGAGGAGAAAGACCACGAATAGGATTTTCTGGATTCGCGAACTTAAACTGTACGACCTGATCAAAGTCAAGCATCTGCACACGACCAGAATACCCACCGGATCCATCATCCGTTTTTTGAGAAAATCTCCAACCTAAAAAACGACCACGAATAATAAGCGGCTCCATACAATTAGGACTTGTCGGCCAGATTTGAGCAGGAGTTTCACCGAAGTTTACTGGTTCACCGTTTTCATTTGTCAATCTCCAGAAATGCTCCCCCTTAACAAGCATATCCAGGATAGTCAATTGCCATAATTGTGAATCGACTGTGAAAGGATTTACACGATAGAATAACTGTGATAGTGGATGTAGTAAATCAGGCTCCAAACCCTTTAATAAGACACCCTTGAACCTAGAAGATTTTCTTAAATGTCTTTGAATCGCAGACCGTCGCCATCCACGAAGAGGCCCATCCCATTTTTTATAGTGCTTCCTGGAAAAATCTTCACGACGTTTTAGTTCTTCTTCTGTCTCACGATAGATAACGAAAGGAACTTGAGAAGCATTTCTTGCAATTGCAGAAGCAGCAGCGTAGACCCACGGGTGATTCTCATACGGCTCGCTCGCTCGCTGAGCAGAGGACATCCCCATTCGAGCTATAGAACGTTGTAAAGTTCTATATGCAATACCCTCTTTGATTCGAGTAGAGGGTATTTCCCTCACGCCCAAACCAGAAACAATAATTGAAGATGAATTAAAATCCATTTTCAGCCTTTGAGCATGTTATTTAACAAAGAAGCTCTTCCCAATTCCAATATAACCGTTTTCGTATCTTCAATACCTATTTTAACATCTGTTAAATCTGCTACTATACTCACTATTCCAGAAACATCTGCTTTGAAATCATCAACACTGGATACAGCAGTCCCAGCAACACTTCCAAGATCAATGCGACCATCCTTATCCGTCGCCAGCAGATTCGCGGGGTTTTTGAACACTTTATCAGCAATGTCATCAGCGGTTATGGGAGGAGCCCCATTTATAGTTTCGATGTCAATGCCATCCGACAGATTGTAAACAGTTCCTATACAAGAGGTTTCAGCGCCTATACCGGCGGTCCTTGTGACGTATAACCCTAATATGGCCACAGTACTCCCAACACTTCCTAAACAGAAAAATGGAGTGCTAACACTGATACTATAAAACGCGGCTAGTTCAACAGTTCCCGATTCCCACAACACCACTACGATTGAATCTATCACTGAAACTACAGAAAACTTAACCGTAAAGTTTTCTTCCATCGGATCTTCATTGGAGATATAGCCCACGAATCCTATGCTCCCCGTAGCTTCCGTTGATGATACCTCAACGATTTTTTGCAGGGAATCGTTAAGCACTGGATTCACGGTTGTCCCATCTTTAACCTTTTTCACGCGAAAATACCTCCATATCGGCAGGCCAGTTTATCCACTTGTCCTACAATCTCGCGATCCCATAAACGAAAACATTTTACATTTATACCATAATCATTTTGAACATGCTCATAATAACCATTAGTAAACGTCACATCAGTATCAACGCCAGCGATACGAACTTTCATATCTTTTGTTTTATCACAAGCAATCGTTGTTCGTTGTCCAGTATAAATTGAATTAGACACAGAATCATTACTAATTACAGCATACGAACGTTCTGGATAATACGTTTCTTCTTCATTAGGGTAAGGATCCGTTGGAACCCAATCGTAGTATTGTTTATCTAATGCAAAAAGATAATCCATCGGCTGTTTAAGATCCATTGCTTCAGGATTATTATATTGCTGTTCAAAATCATACCCGACATCAAAAAGATTACTTTGACTAAAAATAGAATTTATGACTGCAATATCATGACCTGCTCCAGGAACAGAAATAAAAGTAGAATGAGGAATTTCGTAACCTGGATACATTAAGCGAGGTCCGGTGTATTTTTCATCTACGACATCAAGCCATATAGGATACATACTTTGCATCGGCGGATACATGTCATCATTTTGGCCCACAATAAATATCGTAGGAATATGCCATATCCTTTCGCATTCCCTGCGAAATCGCAAAGCTATTTCAGCATCATAATCTTCACTAGATTCGTTATAATAATCATGCCTTGGAGTTCCACAATTCCAAGTCATAGCATTTACAATAGCGGCGAACACATCTCGCCCTTCTTTGGCCAAAGACCAGCAAGCTCCTCCACCGAGCGACGCACCCATAGCATAAATTTTATTTGAATTTATATTACACTGTGGAAGATCCCAAACATCAGATAAATCGTGTTCACTATAAAATATGTAATTGTCAAATTGTATTCGCTGAATAAAATCTAAAATAGCCGCTATTGTCCAACTCTTGGATTTTATTTGCAACCAGTCTGGATGAAATTGTCTCTCAAAAGAGAACGGATTAGCAGCGGACCAATGATCATTGAGTGGAACTTGAGGCAATGCTACAAAACACGGCCAATCTTGGAAAGCCTGAGTTTCATCATTGAAAGCTGAGTAGATAGACCATGTAAGCTGATCCTGATTATCAAATCCCATCTCATTAGATCCGTGAATAAAGACTATTAACGGATAACTTTGATTAGGATTATAATTATGCGGATACAGCAAACGAACAGGGAGTACCTCTCCGTCATACGGATGCCATATAGCGTGATAACCTTTTGATTCACTCAGTGCCATTGTTATTTATATCTTCAAATTCCTGTTCAGCCATCTGCAAACGAACACCGATTTTCACAATGTTCACATTTAATTTTGAAAGACTTGTATCCAACCTTCTAATCCATACTAGCCTATCAGCACAAGTGAGATTAATATGCTCAATTTTCATTTTTGTTTCTACTTGAAACTTTAAGAAGTCTTGTTGCAAATTAACTAATTGTTTGCGATAGTCTAATACGGATTTTAATAAATACGACGAAACACCTATCATGAACGTAGCAAGAACGGTAGAGATAACATTGATTGCAACCTGCCAAGCTGGACTCATACTGTCCCTTTCTAAATGCTAGCCCCGATGGTGAGTCGAGGCTAGCAAGACACGAAACCGCGAACCAACACCTTATCGATTCCAAATTAACTAGCCGGAGTCGGCTCTAAATTAACTGTCTTATCTTTTTCAACCGTCCCCTCAATTTTCAGCTTGCTGATATAAATCTTTGTATCAGACGATTGAGCTTTGCTTAGAGCAGTATCAAGGTCTTCAATTTCACCATTTCGATAAGCTTGAATGCCTTTAGCTGTTTCTATCAATTTTGTAACGACTTTTTTACGACTTAATAAACTGAATACTGTTCCTAATAATCCAAGTATTAGTGTTCCGCCTGTAGCAAGTGGTTCCGGTAGAAGAGGCCTGATATCTTCATATACAATGTTTGCAGTATTTAGACCCACTTCTACTCCGCTGACTACCTTTTCATCCATTTGCCTATACTCAACTGCGACGTACTTTGTTTGCTCCTGTTCAGGAAGCTGAGCATAGTCTTCTGGCGAAATAATCGTAGCATCAGGATCCGTTCCGGGAATCCAATAGCCTTGTTGCTTTTGACAACCTGTGAAGAGCGAGGTCATCACCAAGAACATGGCAAAAAGTAAAACAAAATTCCAAGTTTTCAACACACTTCTGGTCTTCATACATTGATCTCCTTAATTTAGACCTGTGAAAATGAAAGCATACGTTGTCGCACTTTTCTCATCTGCCAAGCGATCGACCACATGATAACTTTATCATCATGGCATCCTTGATCAGCTTCATATTTATTGTTAGCCTGTTTCTTAAATGTTAAGCATTCACCAAGAAACTCTTTATCATGAATTTTCATAAATGAGGATTCAACTGCCTCAGCAAGTTCATCTAACATGACCGGACGGGTTTGACCGTTTGTATCCCATCCAGGCTGACCCGGTCTGCAAAAATATAATGGACCACCTCTCAGATGCGACTTGCCATAGCCTTCCTCAATTATTTTATTTAATACAGCATGACCATGATTCTCACGTTCAATGCCAAGCAAAGCATTATTATATTTTTTACTGAGTTCTATGGCGTGCTTTGCCAAAACTGGAATAGAGAAACGACCATAGATAGTCGCAACCTGTTCACCTGTTTCTTTGTCCAGCACTGCAAGACCATTGGGATCACTGTGCGGAAGCCCCTCGCTAGTATCACCACCGACTACATACTTATGACCGACCTCTGGCTCTTTCCAATAAATTGCATGACCACCGGGAACATGCTGTCGTTTGTACTCTGGCAGTACATCCAACAGATCCATGATAAAGTCACTATCAAAGAATGGCATACCTGAAGTGATGAAACAGGTTATATCATCTTCAGGATATTCCTGTCTAAATAGGCGACCATATTCTTTCTTACGACTTCTGCGAAATTGTAATTGTTCCGGAGTTATTACAACATCATAATCCTTTGCAGTTTTTTCTATGAACCGTTTTTCCTCATCCGTCATAGTGTCCATTATTTCAACATGGTCACATTTTTCTCGATTTATCGGATCAACGAACCACGGTAAGAACAACGGAACCCAATCATTCAAACCCTTCTTCGCATCGACATAAGTAAATGCGAACCATTCATATCCGTCTGGCGTTGTTTCTAAGACCACTTCACCATGACTCGCCGCTCCAATTAAACCAGCAACAATGTCCTCAACTAACTCCCCTTGATTCGGCCCCTTGCACCACTTACTCACTTCACTACCATGAGCTCGCTGAACCATATCACCGCGAGCAACACCACGTCCA